CTCGACGTCATAGCTACCCACGCCGAAAATATCAACAAGTTGCCCGGTTACGTTGTCTCCAACGTTATCGATGAACTTGTTGTTGCCGTAGGACGTGACCAGCTCGTAGCAGTCCTCAGGCGCCCCATCTGTCCAGCACTCTTTCACTAGAAGCCCAGAAGTCTCCCAGAACTCACATACCTCGTTACCTGCCGAGTTCGAGCCGTCAGTCTTTTGGAAGAAGCACTGCAGAACCGTGACGTTACTTGTCCGGCGCCACTCAAACAAACGCCGATCAGCCACGTTACCTTCGAACGAACAGTTCTCAAAAATGCAGTTGTCAGCACCATTGCCGTAGGCGGCTGTTTTGGTAACACCCGGCGTGTAGGTAAAGCGAACGTTTTTGAAATGACTGTTGCGAATCATATTCGGAAGCTGGCTACCAATGTTGCCACCAGGCTTCAGGTAATTGAGGTCACCAATCCCCACATTGCAGCCACTGATAACAGTGTCGCGAACATTCGTGTAATCGATGGTCCATCCATTGCCAACGTGCCAGTGGAAGTGGCTCGATGTGAACGCGCAACGATAGATTTCGACTTCGAAAACGCCTGAGCCATAGGCATAAAAGACACCGTTTGTAGGTGTGTTTTTTGCAGTCCCTCGGACGATACAGTCAGTGAGTTTAACCTTTTTGGAGAGCAGACCTGCACCAACGAAACAGTAGTTGGAAAGACCTGAGATCTCGGAAGAAACCATTTCCAAGGTACCGGAGCTGATATTGGCCATCACTTCGTCAGCAGTACCGCTGCCACCTGCGATTTTACAGCGTTCATACACAATAGGAGTGCCAAACGCTACAAGGTTTATCGCAGCAGAACCATTCGTCACGCCAGAGGCCTGGACGTTGAAAAAGCGGACGTAATAAGTCGCCGCCGGATCGTTGAAGACGAAGGCCGGTTTTCCGCTCGCAAACGTAATGGATTTATTCTTGATTACATACGGGTCGGCCTGAGTCCCGGTACCGCTTGCCGCCAGCGCCGAAGCTGATGCCTGAGAGGTGATTGAAATAACAGGCGAAGCTGTACGCGGATCAGTGGTCACGCCCACCTTTGTCGGGTCCGAAGGGCCTAGGGTTACCCAAGGCTGGCAGCCAGCATTTCTGCGAATCGACTCTGCTTTGAACATGGCCTGCATGCGAACAAGCTCAGCGATCGGAGCTGATCCGATAGGCGTGCTGATCTCCGTATCAGCGGGAAGCGGATCAACCGCAGATACTTCCAAGCTGAGAACGTCGGGGGATTCGGTTTGGCTAGTAGGGATTTCGGTTGTGTCGTTCATTTTTCTTTTCCTTGGTTATGAGAGGCCCGATCATATCGGGCCCGTGGTCTTCCGTGTTTACCTCAGCAGCGAGACAAACATACCGCACGAACACTGTATATGTATACAGTTTTTTATACTGCGGCTATTTTCCCCTCGGTGAGAGGTGAAAGGCTATCGAAGGGTCAAGCGCGCGGGGGTTGCCGCGCCGAACGTCTTGAGCTCGCCATTTTCCCACCATGTGGCAAAGTTCGAGCCGATACCGCCAGCAACCGCTGCAAAGCGCGTATCCACAGCGAATGGCGCACTCTGGCTACACACCTCAGGAAGAGAAAGCAGTCCAGTGATGCTGCAGCCCTTCGGGGAAACCCCGGGCGCCGCGTTGCGACGTTCGAGTACCACAGATCCGAGAGCGGTTGTGCCGGTTTGCTTTACGAACACATTGGAGACTTGAACATAATCGACGTCAGTGATCAGCACTGCAGCGTCTCCACAATCGCCGTACACACCGTCGACTTCGACATCGAAACTTCCTACACCGAAAATGTCGATGCACTGCCCCGCTACGTTATCCGCTACGTTATCGATCAAACGGTTTCGGCCATAACTCGTAACGATCTCGTAGCAGTCCTCGGGCGCCCCGTTCGTCCAGCATTCCTGAATCGTAACTCCAGCACTCTCCCAGAACTCACAGACCTCATTGCCGGCCGTGTTGTTACCGAGAGGCTTCTGGAAGTAGCAACGCAGCAAGGTCACATCGCTGGTACGGCGCCATTCGAACAGGCGTCGATCTACGGCGCTCCCCTCAAACGAACAGTTTTCAAACTTACAATTGTCGGCACCATTGCCGTAGCAAGCTGTTTGTGTAACGCCGGCCGTGTAAGTGAATCGCACATTTTTGAAATTGCTATGCCGGATCATGTTGGGGATCTGACTAAGAATATTCCCACCGGGTTTGAGGTAGTTCAGATCGCCGATAGCTACGGCACAACCGCCGATAATCGTGTCTTGCACGTTGTTGTAGTCAATCGTCCAGCCGTTACCTACGTGCCAATGGAAGTGACTGGAAGTGAAAGAGCAGCGGTAGATATCAACGTCGAACTCGCCGGCATTGGCTGCCCAGAAAACTCCGTTAGTAGCTGAATTCTTCGCTGTGCCGATAACTCGACAATCCGTCAGCCGGACTCGCTTCGCAGTAAGCCCCGCCCCTACAAATAACTGGCCAGAAATACCGGAGAACTCGACGCCATAGAACTCGATTGTCCCGCTGCTGATTTGCAGTGCAATTTCATCAGCAGTTCCTGAACCACCTGCAATACCACACCGCTCAAACGCAACTGGGGTACCAAAAGCAGCAAAGTTAATCGCCGCGCTGCCGTTTGACGTTCCCGTAGCACGCACGTTGTAGAAACGGACGTAATAGGTTGCCGTAGGGTCATTGAAAACGAAGGCAGGTGTACCGCTACTGAAGGTCAGGTTCCTATTTTTTATGATGTATGGATCGGCCTGCGTGCCCGTACCGCTTGCCGCCAGAGCAGCAGCGCTGGCCGCAGAAGTAATCGAAATCACAGGTGAGACAACGCGGGGGTCTGTAGTAACACCGACTTTCGTTGGGTCTGCTGGGCCCAGCGTTACCCATGGTTGGCAACCCGCTGCACGCCGAATCTTTTCGGCTTTGAACATTGCACGCATACGGATTGACTCGATCAATGGGGCAGCACCGATTGCGGTTGTAACTTTTGCATCGGATCGCATCAGTTGCGCAAAATCGCGAATCCAGCGGCCTGTGCTCGCTGCCGTTGCTTTCACAATAAATACGTCGTCAGCTGCGGCAACGCTCGACGGGCTCCACAGGAAATCGCCGGCGAGCCCCGGCACGTTTACAAGACTGACCGTATCGTTTTCGTAGCGGCCACTAATCGACTTCAACTCCGATAGGCTGTTCACATGACGGATTGCACGGGCCACCATGGTGCCGCCCATGATCAGTGACGGAGTGGCCAGCTGCTGCCTGAGGGCTCCATCCGCTACCGAGACCAACTTCGAACCGTCTACCGTCCAGTTACCAGTCATAGTCAACGGGAGGCTTGCCTGATCACGGGCCCGGTAAAGCTCACCAGATCGTTGCAGCAGTTGAGTGATGCGCTGCACCTGCGCCCCAGCAGCATATTGGACGAACTCACTTTCGTAGACCGATCGCTCTAAAAGCTGATCGAACTCCCCACGCATGGTGATCAACAACTGATCAATTTCCCCTCGTACCTGTTCCACAGCAGTCGCCACATCCAGGGTCGAGATATCCATGAGCCGGGGCGCGACATAGCCATAGCGGCTGATCTGAATATCGATGCGATCAGTCGTTGAGTAGAAGAACACCCGGGCATTGGCGTCAGCGAGAAACGGGTTGCCGAGCGGCACATTACCGGCAGTGTCTGAGAACAAGACAGCACGCTGCTGCGTACCGTGGACGAACACGTCCACGCTTGCTCCAGGCAATAGAGCACCGTCTTCGGCCCGTGCGGCAAAGAACTGAATAGGCTGCATAGTTAATCTCTGTCAGGTTTTAAAGGTAATCGCAGGAGCGAAATTGAGCTGAGAGCGAACGCTGCTCCAGGTATCGAACGCGGCGGCACGAACGTAATAAGTTGTGCCAGGCGCCAGACCGGTTATCTGACCGGCGACTGATGCGCCCTGATAGCCGATGGTGCCGGTGACGGTTGGATCAAAACCCGGCGAGGTGGCGTACACGAACATGTAACCAGCGACGTCGGGAGCAACACTTGGTCCGCAACTGACGTTGGCGGTAGTACCACTCACTGTCGCAGCGGTGCCGGTCACAGCCGGCGGCGCGGTGTTAACCACAACCATGGCGGCAACCGGCGCACTCCCCGCCGCATTGCGCTCAATAACCTCAACTCGGTAGCTACGGACCAAGGGACCGTCAACCAAGGCATCGGCCAGTTGGTAAGTGAATGCTGTGCTGGTGGTGGCCACCTCACGCAACAGAGCATTGGTGTCGGCATTGCGGATCCTGATCAGTCGATCTGCAGCATGCGCGCCAGCGGTCCAACCGACGGTGAAGTAAGGCGCCTCAAACGCTCCAACCAGTGCCAAGCCTTGCGCTGCACCAGGGACAACCCTAACCGGCGACAACGTGACGCTGTAGGGCGTTACATCGGCCAGATCCTCAAGGGAACGGCCAAACACGTTAAACGACCGGAACTTGACCCAGACGGTCTGGCCAACCTGGTCCGCCGTGTAGCTGTACTTCCAAATAGCGTCATCCAGGCGCACAAATGAGGCATCCACAGGGTGGCTTGCAACGGATGAACCCAAGCGGCCCCGGCGCAAGTACTGCAGATTGTAAGCACCTGGCCCCGTGAGGATCGCATCGCGGTAACTGATCAGCTCGCCGTCTATCCAGCACAGTGTTGCACCGCTATCAGCTTCGGCGGTGGTTGCGGCGGTCAGTTGATCAGCGACTGAGAGTTGCACTGCCAGATTATTGGTGGTGTCCGGGTCACTGCCAGGTGGCAACGGCGCCGTCAGTCGACCAATGCGTGAGCGACCATAGATACTCTGGACCATCCGATAACTGTCACCGTCAGCGCTGATCCAGACCTCACAGCCACCCCAAGCTTCGCCGGCGCCGGCGACCGCACCCCATACCTGCGTATCCCCTGGTAGCAGAAGGCTTTCTGGTGGGTTGAAGATAATCGGCGGCAGCACCGGGCCTGGTGCCGCATTTTGATTGCCCTGGTAGCCCGTCTTGCTCTGCACGGGATAATTTGGCGCACTGCCCGTCCCAAGCAGCGCGTCTTCAGCCACGACCGCGAGCTTTCCGTCTTCATCTTCCTCGACCGAGATCAAGCGGACCAGGCGGCGATCAAGCTTCAACGCCGGCTCCGTGATCGTGACTAGATCCATCGGCTCAAGCAGCACATGCTGCCAGCCGAGGGAAAAATGGTATTCGTTGCGGATATACAGCTTGCGCTGCACCAGCAGCTGCGCCGAGTGCGACGCAATGGCGGTGTCGCAGATCTCGTAAGCCTTGATGGTGTCCATCGGCTTGGACCCAAACTGCTCGATGGCAGCCTGATCCGGTGCACGCACCACGTCGGTGTTGTACTCGTGATCGCGATCGAGGATCTCCAGCGACACTTCGTTGTAGCTATCGGCCTGGCTCTTGATCTTCAGCTGGACCGGTGGCTCGCCCTCTTCCGTCAAAAAGTCATCATCCGTGAGGTGCGCTACAGGCGTGATATTCGGATACCAGGTCACGCCGTTGCCGGTGACTACCTGATCGCCAAAGGGGATCACCTTCATTTTTCCGGCAGACCAGATCACCTCGCTGTTGGTCAGTTGCAACCAGCGCGTGATGGCTTCGCTGCACGGCGCCTGTTCATCCAATACGGGACTGAGCAACAGGTTCTCGGCCAGGCAATAATCCCGGTAGCTGCTCAGGTCATCAATCCAACGCGGATCAAAGCCTATGCCGTCCAGCGGATCCAGCAGTAGCCCGGGCAGAAAGAGCCCAGGGTTGGCATCGGGCAAGCCGGGCACCTGGTAGGGACCGTCGACCTCAAAGGTGTGGTTCTGAACGCCGGCGTTGTCATTGAGCAGGTAGCGCGCCGAGTAAACGTAAGACGTGTCCGAATATGCGATCGCCTCGGTCGGGTGCTTTGTCTCAAGGTAACCCCAGACAGGCTGGTCTGCGGTACCCGGCATGAAGCTGAAACCGATCTGAGCCAGCGCCGACTGCGTGACGCCACCGTTTACCTTGTCGGCAAAGACCTCCTTGTCACGAAAGATCCGCCGCACCGAGCTGAGCTGGCCCCGGCCAATCCCGAGGATGATCGCCGCGTAGTAGGTATAGGTGGTGTCTTTCTGTGTGGCCCCGCCGCCGCCCTTGCCGCCGGTCTTGGTCTTGGTGGTCTTTGCGACCGCATCAAAGTCCGTGTAATAGATCAGGTTGGGACTGATCCGGTTGCGGCCGGCAATCCAGGCGATGGGTTTACCACTGGCACTGCTCTGAATCTGCAGCGCGTTGATGCGCGTTGCGCTGTTGGAAATTGAACTACCGCCCCCTCCCCCCATCACTGCCTCCAAAACTGTTGAGTGTGTAATAACGCACCGGTCTGCTTGCCAAGCGCTCTTCGCGCATATCAGCCACTTCCACACCGATATCTAAAAAGGCATGAATGACCCGATGCTCATCGATGACCACAGCGCCATGGCTGTAGGTGCGGCCAAACTTCCAGATGGCGACGTCGCCGGGTTGCGGGGTTTCGACTTCGCGCCCGTACTCTTCCAGCCAGCTCAGGTACAGCTCCTTGCTGCGGTGCAAGTGCCAGTCCTGGGCGTAAGACCCAGGATCAATCCAAGGTAAAAGGCCCAGCGAGTAATACACCTCGATCAACAGCCAGGCGCAGTCCACGCCGACGCCCAGCAGGTGCTGACGGTGCTGATAAGGCGTCCTGAGCCAGCGCCTCGCCTCGGCGATCACAGCTTCGCGCTGCTGCAGTTCCAGCTCGGTCATACGGAAGTCTCCGCAACAGGGATAAACGGCATGCCACGATAACGCCCGCGGTTGCCAAACTTGTTCGTGCAGGCGTCCAGCGTGCGGGGGCAACCGGGATAAATCAGGAACTGGTCCCCCGGTTGCGGCTCTGCCGGCAGACCGAGAATCACAGTGATTGAACCGTCAGCCGTCTGACGACGGACAGTGCGCGCAACGCCGGCATTGCCGCCGTTCACGAACCGGATCACCCCCTGGTCAAACCAACCGTTTTCGGCGCCGATGTCGGTACGAATGCGAAGACCGCTAGCAGCCTCCAGCACCGAACCTGCAGTTTCGAACAGCGAGCGATTAACGCCGCAATCGGCGCTGTAAACCGTCCGCAGGCACCCAGGCTGATAGACCCCCTTAGGCACCTTAGTATCGAGCAGCTCCATCGGTGATTTGACCGAGAACGTCGCCTGCTCGCGATCAGCAGGATCAACCTCTGCAACCCGCCCAATGAAGCGCAACACCGTACCGACCACTGGCGCCGCCCAATCGGGCATAAACGCCCGGGACAGGCTCAACGACGCGCCATCGAAACCACCACCGGCGATGAAGGCCAGAATCGGCTCACCCAGCAAAGTGTCCTCGACGCCGGCGTAGAGGGTGACGCTTAGGGTATCGACCTCAACCCCTCGCACTGTGCGGATCCCGGTACGCTTGAGCAGCGGCCCGGACGCGGAATAATTCGCGCCATCGGCGAACAATTGCACACCGGCGTCGGTGTAACGCAGCACCTGACCACTTGCCAGGGTGATGGTGTAAAGATCGGCCATCACAAAGCTTCGGGCCGTAGCCAGAAACTGCCTCAACTCGGGACTGACATCGATCATGGCTTGATGCTCGTGAAAGATACGTTTTTCATCTCCCAGATCCGCCCGAACGGCTGGGCACCGTCAAGCGAATCTGAGTCGTATGCACAGCGGAAAAAGAAAGCGCCCGTCCATTCCAGCGTCTGGCCCACGGTGGGTACTTGCTCGAAGGTGATCTGGCCGAGGGCATCGACGCTGTACGCCGTCACAGGCACTCCCGCTACGGTCAGTAGATCGATGTTGACCACCCCATAAACGGGTTCGACCCACCCTTCAATGGCCCGCGTCAACTGAAACGTTCGGGTAACCCCGTCGCCGAACCCAAAACGGTGCTTGGTCACCTGGTGATCGGTCCTATCGAAATACAGGAAGTCTCCGAACTGCCCTTTGCGGCGATTGAAGAACGCCACCAGCCGCGACCATTCGTCCAGGCCGGGACGCTTGCGGACCGCGTTGTAGTTGATCTGAAAGGTCCAGAACGGCGCCGGGTAATACGCTGTGGTACGACGTCGACCGCTGGCCGACGTCTGTACGCCCGTACTCCACGCCGGTGACTTCTTGGCGAGGTACGTCTGCCCTGGCATGTAGGGCAACACGTCGTCCGCCATAACACCGCGATCCGGTAAACCGGCAATCCATCGCGCTGGAAAAAATGGCCCGAGCAGCATGAAAACTCCTTATGCCTTGAGGGCACCGTTGCGCTGCAGCTTCTGCATTTCGAGAGCAAACACCCGGGCGTTGCGCCGAATGTCCGCCGGTGTGAGCCGGCCGCTGCTGTCGTGATAGTGGTAACCCCCGCCACCACCGCCGCCCAACTGACCTTCGCCGTTCGCTGCCTGGCGGATTACGTTGGCGTACTGCTTGGGCAGAACCATTTCCTGTTCGTGGAGTTGGGTCATTGGGTTCACCCCAGCCGGGATGTCGTAGCCGCCTTCAGCAGACGCCACGTTCTTGATCAGGCCGAACACGAACGCACCAGCAGCAACACCCGCTGCAACGCCCAAAGCCGGGCCGATGATCGGAATTGCTGACATCGCTGCAAACGCGCCCGCGATGGCCTGGTAGGCGCTGGAAATGATGTTGCTGATGGTGGCCGCGCCCCAGACCGCTACAGACATCGCGGCACCTCCAACCTCAGCGGCAGTTCGCAAGCCGACGCCGGTTACGGTCGCGCCCGTTTTCGCCGTCTCACCAAAAATCCAGGCCATCAACGGCTTGGTGACCATGTTTTCGATGAACGCCGTCCCGATGCTGCCGAAGATCCCTTTCAGCAACCCCTGTGTGCCCATCGTGCCAGTGAGGATGCCGTTCATTCCGCTCGACCAGCTGGACTGCAAACTCCCCATCATCCCGGTCCAGTTGCTCTGAGATTCCATGGTTTGCTGCCGGCCGATCACGGCCATGCTGTTTCGGTGGGTCTGCTCCAGGGCGAGGATCTGCTGCTGGACCTGCTGCAGCGCGACCGGATTACGGTCAGGATCCTGATCCAGCAGGGCCTTGCGTTGAGCCAGCGCTTCAGCCTCGATGGCATACCGTTGTTTTTCAAACTCGGCTTGGGATTGCAGTAACTGAGCCTGGGTGATCAGATTGGCCTGCAGGTCCAACTGGGCCATCTGTTCGGCATGTGCAACGTCGGTCAGCCGGGATTGCTTATCGGCGGCATATTCCTGTTGCTTCATGTTGGTGATTTGTTGCTGTTTCTCCCGCTCGATGGCGACCACCTCAGAAGCGGCCCTGCGGTATTCCTGACTGTCCTGGCCATAAAGCTGCCGGCTGCGCTCCAGCGCCTGCTGAGCGATGTTCAATCGCGCATCCATGTTGTTGCGGTACTGCTGCGCCTGGGCCTGAAGGTCAGCAAATGCTTTGCCTTCGTCCTGGCGACGCAGTGATCCCAAAGCAGTCAGGTAATTGCGTTGCACCCCCAGGCGTTCCTTGGCCGTCAAGTCTGTACGCTTGAGGATTCCTTGCCAGTAATCCGCTTCCTGCTGCTGGGAGAACTGGAGAAACGTGCCCTGCTCTGCCTGCTGTTGGGCGTGAGCCACCTTTTGTGCGTCCAGCGCTTCGGACCATTCACTGACCCGTGACGTTGCTTTGCTGGGCGGTGTAGTTGGGTCATTCGTTTTTGCTGGCGGTGTTGTTGAAGACTTCACCTTCTCCCGATGCTCGATCGCAGCTGCATAGCCCGCTTCCAGCTTGGTCAGTCGTGCGATCTCAATACCGTAAGCGGTTGGAGCGGTCCTGCCCTGCTGAGGGGGCTTGGTAAGAGCAGTATCGCCAGTCGCCGCCATGTCGGCCACCTTACGACGTTGCTCTTCAATGCGCGCCACACGGGAGCGCATACCGGCGTCCACTTCGTCCACCTTGTTGGAAACGAGCTGCATGTTTTCCAGCAGTAAACGCTCTTCCACCAATGCCGCTTCCAGAGGCGCCTTGCTGCCATTGCCGCGTGGTCCTGGTTTGAAATCCTTGAGAATGGCCTCGTAACGAGCGACGTTTGCTGCAACTTCGTCAACCGTAGCACCTACGCCTGTCATGCCTTTCAATAAACTATTGAACCAACCCGCAGTTTCGGAGAGTTTTTTATTTAGACTTATGAAGACGGGTTCAAGAATGGTTCCAATAGTTACTTGGAGCTCATTGCTTTTAGAGTCAAGTTCGGCCTGGCTACCTGTCAACCCTTCCGCCGCTTTCGCCGCATTACCCACCTGAGCTGTTGTCTCTTTCATCACGCCGTTATATTCGGCGGTGATCTTCTGCGAGTCAGTCAACTTGTCACGGGTAGTGCCAATACTCTTGGCATATTCTTCCCACATTTTCGCAACGTTTTTCGTCACACCAGCGTTATCGACTAGTACCGAGTTTTCGTTCTTCAATCCCTCGGTGGCCGTCACTACAGCCTCGGAAAGGCTGAGGTTTGCCTGACGGTTAAACGCGGCGGCGTCCTTCAGCCGCGTGATAACTGCCACCGCTTGGTCAACGCTATATCCTCGACTCAACAAGTTTTGCAGCGCCTTTGCCGAGTCACCTACACTGATCAACCCATCAGCGGACAACTTATTGGCCTCATCCATCGCACGGCCGATACCGACGCCCGCATGGTTGGCCACAGCCTCAAGGCCACGATAAGCGGCCTGCTGCTGAATCGCCGCGTCCTTACTGTCACCGACGAGTTGCTTGACCTTGAAAGCGCCCAGCGCAAACACGCCGATCAGACCAGCAGCAACGCTGGAAAGCCCAGTACGCATTATGGTGCTAACACCACCGAGAGCATCATTTACCGCCGGACCAAAACGGCTCAGTTGTGCCTGGCTACCCACCATCTCCGTATTGATTGCTCTAAGTTCACGACTGAACGTTGTTCGAGCGTCACGCATGTTTCGCTCAATACTTTCGATTGCACGGTCAAAGCCTTGAGTACCAGCCGTGAACTGGTATGCAATATTTCTATCCATGCCAGAGCCTCATATCGCAGGTAATAAAAAACTCCGCCTAGGCGGAGTTTCTTTTGAAGGTTAAGTCTTACTTTGAACAAGTCATCGTATAAACGTCGTCGAAAATTTTTGGCTCATCTTCCTTAAATCGCGCCGTCACTCCAGTACTGTAAAACCTTCGGAACCCGGTATAACTACCATATCTATTTTTTGAATCAACCTCTCCGCAGACGATAATCCCACCGCTCGGAAAAGTATCAAGATGCAAATTCTTGAACTTTGCAGAATCTGGGTTCTTAAGTCGTTTCTGCACCAGCTCCTTTGCTTTGGCTGTTCGTTGGTACTCTCTACCAGTGTCCGCCTGGGCGCTATGAGTAATCATACCAATCATTAAAACAACCAAATACCGCATCAAATAGCCTCCCTGTTTTGTGCTGGGAGGCTAACGTGATGGCTTTATGGTGTCCAGCACTAACCGGGCGCCACGAATGCATCCAACGCACCACGTAGATGCTCAGGCAGCTCCCCGCGCATATCCGCAGCCATCGCCGCCAAGTTGCTCGCCAGATCCGGCGCATCCGTGACGTCCTCTGCCGGTTTGTAGCCCATGTACCCGGCCACCAGCACATGCATGGGCGGATGGTGCCGCCAGTAGTCCGTCATATGGCCCACCATCACCATGTCCCAGTCACGCCGCAGAGTGACCGGGCTTTGGCCCGTACTGGCGATCAGGTGTGCGTAGAGATGGCCCCAGTCGAAGGGGCCTGGCCTTCCCCCGGCGCCGGCTCCGTCACTTCCAGCCCTGATGCGCCCATGACAGCGTTGAGGGCTTCGCGCATGTTGCTCAGGTCCAACAGATTGGCGACTTCCGTGCGCTCCATATCAGGGTAGTTTCGACGAAGCGCCGCATGGGTGGCGTC